GAGATGCTTCTTGAGCCATACGCTTGGCAACGCCGATAATGGCCTTACTTAGCGTATCAGAGGTGCTGTCAACATTGGCGAGATCCGTTGCATGAACGCCTGAGTAGTTACTCTTAGCAGCGCCAAACAGAACCCTGTCGGAGTTATTAACCAGCCAAGTGTTTCTTTGGCCTGCTGTAGACGCGGAATAATCCACTTGCGTGGTCCCGTTGTCGATTGCGGCTAAGGCGTTAATAATATGATCTCTGGTTTTAACCATTGCCCAATCCATAAGCAATGGGCGAGCGGCATTCATTAAATCAATATTGGTTTTTTCAAGCTCTTCCTGATCAAACTCAACCGCATGGCGGTAGTATGTCGGAGCTAACTCATAGCCGTAATTACTTACAGATTCGCCATTACCGCGAAGTGTGCTTGAGCCCTGTACGCCATCGCTACTAAGGGAAGTTACCAACGGAATAGAGCACTTCTTCCTGCCTTCCTTGATAACGATAGGAGATGTTGATTTTGTTGAAGTGAATTTTTGAAATTTGTTGGCGCGGACATACTCTCGGAAAAAGTCCGACAGCCAATTTATTACTACATTTGCTGCGCTTACTGTTGTGTTAGCCATGATCTGGCCCTCTTAATCTTAACCATATAGACTCTCAAGTGAGTCGTCTGGTTGTTCATTTTTATCACCAGATGGTTTAGAGGCGAGTGAAGCTGGAATTTTTGGCTGGCCTTTTTTGAATTCAGCCTGCTCTTTCATTTCCTGCTCTACTTCCGCTCTTAAAGAAGCTTTATAAGCGTCTATGTCCTGTACCTTTTTATACTCTTCGTATTTAATGGCTTGATCATAAACGAACTTAGCTGGATTCGCTGCCTTTTTTAACTCTGAAGATAATGCCGGGTTATCCTTCGCCATTTCGAGGAATAACGCTTCTTTTTCTTCATAATCTGGCTTTGAGTCCATCATAAACTGTCTGCTTAACTCAACCTTTTGGTTCTGAAGCTTCCTGTCTGTCTCTTCGGTCAGGCTGTTGACGAACGCCTGTTGATCCTCAAACACATCTGGAGTTTTCTTTTCTTCAGTGCTTTCAGGCTGGCTTGCTTTCAGCTCTTTTAGCTCTTCTTCAATTGCTTGTCGCTTTCTGCGCTCATCTAGCGCCATAGCTTTTGTCCAGCTCTCTTCAGTATCTCCAGTTGGCGTCTCTGGTTTTCCTGGCTCGTCATCCGCTTTTCCACCTTCCGGCTTTTCCGCTTCTGGCTTACCTGGTTGATCTTGCTCTGTGTCACTTTCGTCTGTAACCGGCTCGATCTCGCCCTTTTCTTCTTGTTTTGGCTCTACGCCATTCAAGACATCTTCTAAAGATTCAGCTGACATTTCTTTCTCACCTTCGCCCGCTATGCGGCGTCCACTTTACAAAATCGCCCGAATCCCGGCGTCGGAGTTTATTTCTAAGCTTGTTCTGGTGTTTCTGTTTGCTCTACTGGTTGTGCTGGTTGTGCTGTCTCAACCTCTGGTTCAGCCTGTTTTTTCACTCTAGGCTTCTTTGGAGCTTTTACCAGCTCATAATCAGGGTTAACAGTCGCTTTAATGAGCATCATATCATCAATTTCGACTATATCGCCAGTTTTTACCTTTTTGCCGTTATACCCGTTGACATAGCCGTCAACTTTCTTCACGAATTTAAACTTAGTACTCATTGCGTTGGTTCCTGTGGTTTTGAGATTTCATGAGCTTTCTGCATGGCGCTGGCTTTTTTCTCCATTGCGCTGGCCTGCTTTAATTCTGTATCTGCCTGGGTGTTCTCGGTATCCGTCTGCTTGCCTTGAATCTCAAGCTGTAGCATTAATTCCTGAATCTTGGCTGCTTGAGCTTCGCGCTCCGCTACCTGCTCCTGATCCTCTTCCTTGCCTTCTAGCTCTTCCAGAACCGCGTCCTTATTGCGCATAGTTGACATTTTCAGCAATGCCCTAAACATTGGTGGATCTACTCTGGACCCGGCCAGCTGCGCCAAGGTCTCGAACTGCTCCTGCTGAATAGTGATAGTGTCAGGCGCTTCCTCTAGCATGATATCCATATCTAGTTCTGGCACATTATTCCTGGTTTCTGCTATTTCAGCCATTTGCGGAGATGCTTCGATCATGCCCTCAATAAGCTTATCGACATTAGTGTCATAGTCCGCCCTTAACGTTTCAATACTTTGCCCAGACTGCTCTTCAAGCGCCAGCTCTGCATATGTTACCTTTTGGTTAAGGCCAACGAATCTCATAACCTCTTCTTCGTCTGTAACCCTGATCCACTTTTCCTCGCCCCAGAATTGCTTGATCCTGGCCCAACACTGCCGATAAACGCGCCTTTTCCATTCGCTGTGTCTCGAGAATATGCCGGCCACTTCAACCATGCCGCCCTGCTGTCTAGCGATAAAAGCGCGGCCACTTATGGCATTATCAGTTGATCCTGTTAGTTCCGGGTTAGCCCCAACGGAATCCATAGCCTGTTGAGCATCTTGATAAAATGCAAGCTGAGACTGGCCAAGATCTTGCTGTGAGTCAATGTTGACTTCTGCTCCCGGTATTTTCTCTAAAAAACTAAACCCCTTTCTTAGCCAATCAAGAACTGTATTTCTAGATGCATTTCCAAAAGCCCCTTTATCAGCAATAACAGTCTTACTTGATAGCATAAATAATGCTTTCGAGCGCCGATGGTTAATTTCGTCTTGAGGGTCCATTAGCCTTGCTGAATAGCCATAACGGTTGTTATCCCTGTCTACGAAGTCACTCTGCAGCTCTATTGGGCACATAGGCTCGTCGTCACAATCAAGGTAAGGGCTTTCTTTTTCGTTCAGAATTATGTTGTGGCCGGTAAACCAGACTTCATGCCACTTTCCAGATTTTAACCGGAACTCTTGATTAACCCGAACTCGCTTTCTCTTGTAGTCAACCCAATTATTAGGCTTGTCATCTGCAAAATCGCCATCAATAGCGCTATGGCTTATAATGTTATCCCAATCGATATCAGTATCTGATTCCAGCTCTTTTGCGTCCTCGACATCCATCCATAAAGATATACCAAGATAGGTGGCGTCACGAAAATCCTTTCTTCTTGAGTGTACATCATAGTAAATCCTATCCCATGGAATATGCACTATATCTATCTCTTTTCCTTTGGGCGTGTCCTTGATTTCAATAATGACACCACCATAGCCCTCTACGACCTTATCCTCAAATACCTCAGTGCCAATCTCATCGAATGAAGTATTTGTCTCCACATAGCGGAGAGCGTCGGATATGGCATCCGCAGCCTTAGCATGTATCGGGGTTACAGGAAATGCTTTAGGATCACTTCGCCTGGATATCTCTAAACCATTAAGGCCGTCAATCTTCTTGCTGAACTGATCGAAGACAATCGCGGCCTGGCCTCTTTCCTGGAGTTCATTGACCTGCTCTTCTGTCCATTGCTTAAGATCCCGATAATCTCTGCGCTTTTCTGCAGCAAGGCGGGATGACTGGCTAGAATTAAGAAAAGCCTCGAAGTTGTTTTTAATATCGCTTACATTGTTTTCCAATTTTCACCGCCTGATCGTTTTCTTCCCCAGCAATCCGTTTCTTTATTAGGGCTCAATTCCTCCTGATTAGAAACCCAGGGCCTGCTCATGCACCCATAGCGCCACTCATCTGCCGCGTGATCCTCTGCGTTCGTGTCAAGATCTTCCATTTTTTGCGGGTCGTGCTGCAGCATAGGTATCGTTCGTATGCTGTCCTTGCATGTTTTGAAAGTGTATATCATTGGTGCGCCATCTTGCCCAATCATCCTAGACCGCATTTGGTCCCATCCGCCTACTCTTCCGACACTAGCAACACGTTTATTATCTGCAGGCTTCCAGTATACACCGGATGCGCCCATCCTTTCAGATATACTAGGACCGCCATCTTGAGCAAATATTGCAGGATCAGCCACACCGTAGACTATGTTATCCCCTTGCTCCCTATCTTTAATCCCTGATGCGACCTGCTCTGCGGTCAACCTCAAGCCAACATTGGCTGACTTTGCCCCATACCACTCTCTGTAACGTATCATTGCACCCCGAGGAATTCCATTAAAGGAATCACCACAAACCGACCACCAGCCAACAGAAAACGGTTTAGATGAACCCCAGTCAAACGATCTAAACTTTAACCATTCTTTAGGTATCTCGAACGGATTTATAATCATTAAGTCAGACCAGCAGTCAAAGTAAGCACCATCGACTATATTCCAATCACCGCCAAGCCAAGCTTTGACAAGCTCTTCTGATCCAGTTTGCTTCAGCCTGCCAATATAGCCCGGGTCATTCTTTGTTAAAATCTTATTGTCTGTGAGTTTTGCAGGAATAAAAACCCTCTGCATACCCTCGCCATCTTCTATAATCTCATAACCGGATGGGCAAGGATCAATATACCTCTCCTTCACCCAGTTATGCCCTGGTCCTCCAGGATTGCATGTTGCTCTAAACCCTACCGGAACGCCTGCGCCACTTCTTAGTGTACCTTTAATTTTATTGACTGGCTTGGGGCTTGGGTAGTTTGTCAGCTCTTCAAAGTACGTCCTCGTGTAATCGTGACCTTGGTACTTCTCAGCATCTGAATCTCTCTCTAAGGGTCTGAACTTTAGAGTTGCGCCCCCTGGGAAAGACCATGTTTTTTTCTGCTCGTTCCAGTTTGCCCCTAATCGAAAATAAAGCTCTTTTGATCTCTCTATGGCTGATTCTAGCTGTGGCATTTCCCTCCTGAAGAATATGCCTTTTGCTCCCTGTCCATATCTATGAGCATGAATCGGCCAATCACCACCTATCATGGCATCAGTCTTTCCACCGCCTCTAGCGCCACCAAAACAAACCTCATATATAGGACAGGTTACTAAAGCTTTTTGCGGGCCTTGTTGAGGGGACCAGACTACCTCACTTTGGTTTATTATCGTTCTCCCATTGTTCAGGGGTCACCTCGTCACTAACTACAGCGAATGTGCTTCTCTGCTCTATTTCGCTCTTTTCAGAGTACCCATGATTGTAAAGAACCAGCTTTGATATCGCCGCGTTAAACTCGCCTGTTATTGATTTATTAAGCCCTACAAGCTCTTGAAACTCTTGAATTTCATTAAACGTATCCGAAAATGGGTGATTTTCATCCGATGCCCATAGATGTAATGTGGATTTGGCCCTACCGACAACTTTAGCTAATCCCACTATAGATGGTATAGCGTGACCTCTTGACGCATAGTTTAATGTATCGTCATCGCTGCAGTATTCATCCGCTAATCTCTGGACTTCTTCATCGTAATTTGTAGATCTGCCGCCCATTAAAGATCACCTACCTTAACTTTGAATGAACGATTATATGTTCTCCCGCTAGTTGTTGTAATTGTTATGCTTACTGTGCCTGTGGATCCCTCTGCTCCACCTGATACTACGGGAGTAACTTGGTAATCGGTAAAAGAGCTTGAATCTATGGTTATGTTGGTGCCAGTCACTGTAGCCGCGCTTATCGTATCTATCCCGATAATTGGACGCCAGCTTGGGCTTGGTATAGGCATAACGTCCAAAGTATCCTTGTGGAATGTTAGCTCTTTTTCCCATCTTCCCGACATTATGTATACGACACTACTGATACAGAGTTTTTGGTTGCAGGCTTGTTTATGCGGCCAGCAAAAGGTCCATTGATCTTTACAAGATTGTTCTGTGCTGTTATAACAACCTCTTTGCCATCCAAAGTTAATGGTGCATACCCAGAGCCATCATACCTTTCAATTAATATCCTTTCATTAGATAAGCTGAACGCTGTATAGGTCAGGCTTGAGCCCGCATCAACCGTAAAGGTATGCGCAGTACTTGTCGATGTTGTCGCGCTTACTTCTGTTGCTGTTGTAACTGCCATAATTTATACCTTTATTTAACCGATTAGTTGACCCGATACGGCTTTGATTAAACCGCCAATTAAAGAAGCTTCTCCGCCTCCACTGCCGCCACCGGATGAAATGTTAGCTACCGCGCCAACGTATGTACCGTCAAACGAGTTAC